GGTCTTGGTCTGGGTCTAGGTCTGGGTCTTGGTCTGGATCTGGGTCTTGGCCTTGGTCTTGGTCTGGGTCTGGGTCTAGGTCAAGGTCTAGGTCTGGTATATAATATATGCCCACACAGGAACGAGCCTACCAGTATTACAAATACTATGTGGAGATGAAACTTCATTTCAACTCCCAGTCCTTTGACTTCTTCCGAGGCCACGGCACCCGATCATCTCCCAAGGCTTTCGTCGTAAGAAAAGATCGATACTTCTTTGAGAAGATGGCATCGGTATTCAATGTTGAGAAGTATCTTGATAAATTGTTGATTGCTGCCAAAGAGAAGAAGAACTTCTACATCCGAGATGTTATGACTCCGGATAACGAGAAGAAGTATCTGAAGACCAAAGGTTATATGGAAGCCTTTGATCGTGTGTTTGAGAAAGAGGTGTCTGATGTCGTAACATACTGTATCAAGAATAATGTGACGAAGAAGACGTTGTTGGAAGGTGATGATGAAGACAAACCCATTATCTATAATCTTCTCAGACAGAATGTGGTCAGCTACGAAACCTTCATCTGTCTGGATAAGTTGTATGATGTGACTGACAGATTGGCGAAATTTTCTTTGGATCCTTTGGTAAATGAAACCACATTTTTCATAGAGAAATACAAACCCTTCTTCTCAAAGCACATTCCAAAGCGAGATCGTCTTAAAAGTATTATCAGTAATACGCTTGACTTGATGAACTAAATATAGTATAATTGTTATGGGTGGTATGTGAATGCAATAACTACTATCAAACTTACTCAATTCTAGCATAGATGTATAGCAAACAGGAGAACAAATATGAATTTCAAAGACCTTAAGAAAACCAGCAGTGCAAATATCAATCAGCTTATTACCGAAATGGATAAGCTCTCGGGTGGTGGCAAGTCCTATATCGACGACCGTTACTGGACTCTGCCTCTGGATGAGAAGACTGGTAATGCCACTGCACTCATTCGATTTCTTCCAGTAGCAAAGGACAACAACATTCCCTGGGTGTCTCTATTCTCCCACGGTTTTCAGGGTCCTGGTGGATGGTACATCGAGAACTCCCTGACTACACTGGGACAGCCTGATCCGGTTTCAGAAAAGAATTCTGAACTCTGGAACACAGGTATTGATGCCAATAAGGATATTGTTCGCAAACACAAACGCAAACAACATTTCATTACAAACATTCTTGTGGTTTCTGATCCTCGTAATCCTCAGAACGAAGGTAAGGTATTCCTATATAGATTTGGGAAGAAGATCTTCCAGAAGATTCAGGATGCTCTGAAGCCTGAGTTTGAGGCCGACAAGCCTATTGACGTGTTTGATCTTTGGAAGGGAGCCAACTTCCGACTCAAGGTTCGCAAGGTCGAAGGATATCCTAATTATGACAACTCATTCTTCGAGGGTGCAGCACCGATCTGTGAAGGTGATGAGTCCAAGATGGAAGCGGTCTGGAATTCTGAGTATGATCTGAAGGAAATCGTTTCTCCGAAGAACTTCAAGACCTATGACGAACTCAAGACACGGATGAATCGTGTGCTGGGTAACACGGCAAAGGCTGGTCCGACTGCTGAATCGAAACAGACGATTCAGGAATCTGCTCCGAAGAAGGCCAAGACCGATGCCACTCCTTGGGCAGCGGCGCATGAAGCTGCAGCTGACGACGAGGACGATGCCTTGGCGTACTTCAAGGGTCTGGCAGACGACTAAACTATTTTCCCTTTAGAATCAATGACTTGCAGGGATTCCTTGTATCTTGTTGATTCTAAAGGGAATTCTTTTGTTGACTTCCTTGGCTGGATACGGTACAATAGTTATATAAGGTTGATTGATACTAAATGAAACTCTCTGAATTAAAAACACTCTACCCCACAGCCACCGAAGAAACCTGGCACCAGCATCCAAATGGAGGAGGCTGGGTCCAGAACACAGCCTCCGTGGCCAACACAGCTTGGGTTGGACCTGATGCCCTGGTCCAGGATAATGCCCTGGTCTCGGATAATGCCGAGATAACAGGTATTGCCCTGATATCTGGTGAGGCCAGGGTCTCGGGTACGGCCTGGGTCTCTGGTGATGCCTGGGTCTCGGGTGCGGCCCAGGTCTGGGGTAAGGCCATGGTCTCTGGTGCGGCCCAGGTCTCTGGTGATGCCAGGGTCTCTGGTGATGCCAGGGTCTCGGGTAATGCCTGGGTCTCGGGTAATGCCCAGGTCTCGGATGCGACCCAGGTCTCTGGTGATGCCCAGGTATTTGGTACTGCCAGGGTCTCGGATTATGCCTGGGTCTCGGATGCGGCCCAGGTCTCTGGTGATGCCAGGGTCTCGGGCTGACCTACTCTCTGGTGATGCCATTGTCATTTGGAAGACACAGAAAAGTTATGAAACATATCATTGAACGATTGAAAGTCGACTTCGAACGACGAAAGAATTATCGGCGTCTCTCCTACAACGAGAGACGAATCAAGGATGCTGAGGTGGAAATGTTTCACTCCTATGCTCGGTGGCAGTCTCTTATTGCGGCAAATGATGCGTCCATCAAAGCCAAGGAAGAGATCGCCGGATTGGTCCAGGACACCTATACTAAATTTGGGATGACCAACTTCAATGGATAATCAATTAATAATTCTTATAATTTTCCTTAATACACTCCACTGTTACTGCTGGTATCGTGCAGGAAAATGTCGAGGAGAAACTGAAATGATGAAGAAGTTAGAGAAGGACATTCTCTATGTCGATTCTCTGATGCGTGCGGCGGAGGAGAAAAGAGAATACCACGGTGCAGACTGATTATCATGATCTCCTTTATTACGAGTTCCTTATCGGTATGCGTATTGAGGAAGCATCAAAAGATCTCACAAACTGTAGGATTCCTTGGCGTATTACAGCAAGTGAGGGTTATCCGGCAATGCTTACCTGTGATTTCAATCCGGTTCGTGTCAATCTAGAAGTCAAAAATGGTATTGTGACACGGGTGAAGTTTGGATAAAAATTCCTTGACTTTTGTTTGGTAGTATAGTATAATAGTAATGTAGTTGATTGAAAGGATAAAATATGAATACATCAAAGGCAACTCGTAACACTCGTAATCGGACTCAGGCAGAAAAGGTATTCACCTATCTCAATGGTGGCGATGGTGATCGGACTCTGACTGCACGTCAGGCTCGGGCACGATTCCAGGTGAAGAATCTTCGAGCAGTCATCAGCAACATCCGGGATATGGGTGTTAATGTGGTGACTGAGATGCAGGAGACTCGTTCCAGCGATGCTCCTGTGGCTTTCTACTCTCTGGGTCTAGACTAACCGTCACACTTGGAAGGATACTTATATGGATAATGATACTGTTTGGAACGAAGAAAACACACTGTCTCCTCTTTCTCAGAAAGAGAATAAGTATCCTCCCGTGACGTTTGAATATAATGAAGATCAGTTCCTGGATATTGCGAAATCCTATATTGCCTCAACCTATACCCAACACTATGTTGGAAACAAAGACGCAACTCAGGAAAAGCCAATTCAGGTAATTGATCTATTGATTAGTACTGGTCATGCAGAATCCTTCTTCCTTGCAAACGCCATTAAATACCTTGCCCGATATGGGAAGAAAGACGGCAAGAGCAAGAAGGATCTGCTGAAGACCATTCACTATGTTTGTCTGTTGTTGAATCTCAATCATAAAGAAGATACGAAATGAAAGAACTGACTAATGAAGTAGATGTTCGAAATGAAATTGTGAAATGCCTTCTGACTGGACCCACACTGGTTCTGTTTGAGAAGAAGGACGGCACAGTTAGGAAGATGATCTGCACTCTTCACCACAAGCTGATTCCTGCAACCAAGGAAAAGTTGAATGATATGTCTCGGAACCCTGTGAGAAGTAATGCTGCAATCGCTGCATATGATCTGGAAAATGCAGGATGGCGGTCCTTTCTTGTGGACAAGGTTAACTTCTTTGAACCACTCAAACCGAATACTGCAACTGTATAAAGGATAACTATGGCTCGACGCTGGGAACGAACATCAGAGAAGTCTCCGGAAGTTGCAGAAGCAGATAAGAAACAGTTGATCGAGGATTCAGAAGATGTCGATCCTGAACTGTGTCAGACGTTTGCTATTAATGCATTGGAAAGTTTGTTTGCTTTTGATGATGTCGTTGATGATTATGATTTCAACACCACGGTCTTTTGTTTATTCGTCGAGTGCATTCATATTCTGTCTTCCTGCGAGTGGACAGCCGATGAACTGAAGACCGAAATCGATAATCATATTGACTGCAATGGAGAAGAAGATGAGTAAAGTATATTGCTGTGAGTGTAAACATTTAACTAAGACATACGAGTGTGCTCATCCTAACAACACTAAACTCAGTTCTTCTTGGTATAATTCTAAGATTGTGGTGGTTAATTCAGAAATGACTAAACCCCATATGAAGAATTTGCATAATAATTGTGACCTGTTCAAACAAAAATCGACGTGGCAATCACTCAAAGAC